AGAGTATTAAAGAGCCCCCTTTGCAGAGGGCTCAAGATTATTATTAAGAATAGAAAACGATCTCAGTAGGGTTCACGAAGTGGAAGCCAATCTTCATGTCCGCACGAGTACGGATGTAAGGCTCAGCAACAGTATCACGTAGGTTAACCGCACGCAAATCAGAGCTATCTCCTTCAGCATCGAATGCATAGATAAGATTATCCTTCAAAGTGATAACAAAGGTGTTGTTAGACATCCCTTGACACTGAACGATTTTGATACCTAAGTAAGTCAAAGACAAATCTTGAGTGATGTATGCATTGGTGTTACCTGAAGCTACTCCTAATCGGTATATGTTTACCAATTGAGTAGGAAGGTAGATGCGTAGATCCTCAGTCTTGGAAGCTACAGATGCAGGCAATGCAGCGAATGCAGTAGAGATAGCAGTCTCAAGAGCAGTGAAGTTACTGATAGTACCAGTACCACCGTTGATAACCCCACCAGGTCCTACAGCAGCAGTCAACTTTTTCTCATAACCATCACACAATGCAAGTGTAGGGTTCAATGAAGTTGTATCACCCTGCCAACGGATGCTTTCGATGTCTTGAGCTACAGTCTTAGCCATAGTCTCCCAATAGAAGTTCATGAAAGATGCAACAGAGAAATCGCTGTTAGATCCTTTAGTCATTTGCAAAGAAACGAATGATTGCTCAAGATCGAACTGACAGATCTGAGCCATAGCAGATACAGCACAAACGTCAATCAACACTGCACTCAAGTCATCAGTTGAGCCTGGAGTAGGCCATGCACAGGTAGATGATTGTAAAACGTTACCAAAAACAACAGTACCAAGTTTAGTCTGGTATTTAACACCAGGCAAAGTACGGAAGTTGTTAGGTACATCCGACGTTAAGTAGGCAGCGGAGTAGAATGCCTCAGGGTTTGCAGCCAATAAAGCTGTTGGGTCGACTTGTAGGTCGAATTTTAATTTACGCATTTCATTTAGAATTAAATTGGTTAAACTTTCTTAGATTTTCAGCGAGCATAGTCTTAGCATCAATGGCAACAGTCTCCTCTTCCACTTCAGTCTCAGCTCCAAGAGCCTCCTCCAATTGACTTTTAAGCTCAGCTACTATAGCTAACACTGAATTGATTTGCTCAGCTATCATCGGCTGAACTATTGCAAGGACAGCCTCAGCATCCATAGCAGGATCAACAGCCATAGTTTCTTCCTCAACCACTTCCTCCTCCTCAACTACTGTCTCAGCCATTGCTACTTCTTCCTCCGGCATTGTCTCTTCGACTTTTTCCTCTTCTTTAATTTCGACTACTTGGCCATCCTTGACCACGTAGATTTTGCCCTCAATGAGGTGCTCTCCATCAGGTAATTGCATATTATATTTCGATTTTAGTTTCATTCCCATGAAGCCCTCAATAGAGAAACCAACCTGGTCCTCTTCAACCAGTTTGTTGTAGTATTCAATATCAGTTATCTGAGCTGTTAGCATCAACGTACCTGCAGGCACCTCAATGCCATAGGTAGTGTATGCTTTGTCAAGCTCGGGCTTATCTACTAACCATGCCTCAAGAATGTAGGCAGGTACTTTTTTCTCTTCGTTGTGCTCAAGGTTGAACTTAGCAGAGTTAACTAACTGCTGCATAAATTTAGAATGCATTGCATCTATCTCCTCAACAGTGAACTTAACCATGTACTCCTCATCTGTTTCGTCATCCCTTCGATAAATCTCCATAGGTATCATGGCAGGTGCAGTGATACGGTACTTCAATCCATCTTTGAAAGCCAATGCTTTAGTCTGTTGGTTGAAGGCCATCCCTTTTACTTTAATGGCAGGCTTAGATGTGAAGGCAATAGCCTCAATGCCTAAGTCTTCACCACCCTCTGCGTACTCAGGGTCAATGGTAATGGTGTAAATTGGTAACTCGGTCACGCTTATATTGTTTTTTTTCTATATTTGTTCAAAATTTGCATATGATTAAAATACTTGACAGGGAAATTCCCAACCTAATTACTGAGCTCACAGTTGAGCAATTTGAAAAGCTAACTGACTTTAACAGTGATACAACACTTGACCCCATTGAAAGGCACCTGAAGATATTTGAATACCTGGGGATACCTGAAAATGAGTTCAATGATGTGGATGTTGAAAACTTTATTGATATTATTCGTCAATTTAATGAGCACCCTAACATGACCTACCCCACAGTTGATACCTTAGAGCATGAAGGATACACCTACAAGGCTGAGATGAAGATGACCGTGAGGGATAGTAAGCTCATTGAGAAGTACAGCATCGGAAAAGAAAAGGGATATATCAGCAACATCCTTGCTGTGTTCTTTAAACGTGAAGACCTTGGACCTGTTGAGCATTATACCGATGCCCATATTAAACACAAGAGTAAATTCTTAGCAAAATTACCCGCATCTATTTGCATTCCTTACATATCTTTTATCAGTGAAAAAATCAGAGCACAAGCTACCCCGAAGTTGGAGGGAGGTGACACTGGAGCAGTGGACGGAGATAGCGAAAATTGATAAGGAACAGGGATCTATTCACTACAATAGTGAGGTCCTTTACATCTTAACTGATGTAGATGTTGATGAGCTTGACATTGAAGAGCTCACTGAAATGATTGATCAATGCAAGTGGGCCACGGCTGAACCATCCAGTCAATGGAGTCGTGAGGTTGATGGCATGGTATTTAAGCCTCTCAATAAGCTCACCCTTTACGAATACATTGACCTTAACTATTTCTTCAATGATAACTACCTAATCAACCTACCCTACATATGTGCTATCCTGTACCGGCAAACGAAAGAGAATGAATGGGGTGAGGTAGTGTGGGAGCCTTATGAATATGACTGCAAGCTCAGAGCTGAGAGGCTAATGGATGTACCTGTCACGGATGTATACGGTGTGATCAGAGAATTTCTGAAATTCCGTGAGCAGTTTCTGACCACATATACCAACCTATTCGAAGACCCACTACCACCTGAACCTGCTGAAGGCTATGATGATGATGAGGATGACCCTGATACGGAGCCTGAGAAGAATACATCTAAGTGGTCCTGGGAGCTGTTGATATACAACCTGTGTAATGGTGACCTATCCAAGTCCGATGCTATAGGAGGGCTACCCCTTTACTATGTGTTTAATATGTTAGGTATGAAAAAAGAGTTAGACATCTAATGGAGCACCAACAGTGAACCCTGCAGGAGGGTCAACCGGTACAAAGTTGTAGACTATTTTCTGATCCTTTTCTAAGACCTCAATAGCTTCCACCATTGGGTAGTTTTGAGTTATCCATTCAGTGTACTGAGAATATATCTCTGTGGTTATTCCCTGGTTAACCATCTCATCCTGGAATGCACTCACAATATCATATGGAGGTATCACCCCACCATTCCACAGATAGGCTCCATTGTTTAGGAATATAAAGTAATACATGGCAATGATATCTATCTCAAGCTTAGCGAAGCCTGTTACTCTTGCATTGATACGCACAGAGTCAACCAATGTGCCCTCCTGGTAGAGCCCTTTGCTCATGATTATTCGCTTGAGTATTGCTGCCATCTTTCTCCTGGTAGGATACTTGACGTAGAAATTGCCATCCTTTTTATATCGTGCCATCTAACAAATCTTTTGGGATACATATAGTGGTACCCTCAGTTGTGAATATATGAATGTATATCTCATCAACCTCCTCCCATTCAGTGAAGGTGTAGGTAATATCGTTAACTGTTACGCTATGCATATAGTAATACTCTAAATTGATCAACCGCTGCAACATCTCCAGCATTTTGACATTGAGTGGTCCATATTAAATAATAGTTTAAGGCAGGGTTAATGGTTATGGATAATAGTGTGGATGCTGTGCTTTCAGTACCTGAAGCTGTATTTTGATACCTTAAAGATGTACCTGAACAGCTGATACTTTTCTGCGCTAATAAAGCCTGTTGAATACCTCCTCCATTAAGGGTAACTATGCCACTCATTGTACTTGCACCTGTTAATGTATTGGTTTGGTTTATATAAAGCCTGCTGTATACCTGCCCTAAGTTACCTGATACCCTTGCAATTCTCCATGATAACTCAAGCAAAGAGTCTGATGTCAAAGTATTGGCAGGTATTAACAATGATTTAGAGATGTTAATCAAAGTACCTGATGTAGCTGTTCCTACCGTACCTGAATAACCTAACACTTGAGGACCACCACCACCACCAGGTGCAGCGTTGATTATCTGCTGACCCGTGATAACAGTGTTCACAGGTTGCCCTGCTACTATTTGTGTACATTCGATAAGGTCTGTGCTCTGTAGGTTGCCAGTGTGAGGGGTCAACCCTGGCCTCCAATCACCCCACCAATTAGGTATGCTCATACTTATATTGTCACAACGTAGCTAAATGTTTATTGTAGTGGCACGTCGCAGTCAGTCCAGTTGTCTACCTCTAAGGTAATGGTCATGACGTACCCTGCCGCATAGTCAAGTAGATCATTATTCAGAGCAGTGAATGAAGGGATACCTGATACATCCATGCTGAGGTCATTGCTGAAGGTGAAATAATTATAAAGGTCCATTAGTATCTGATGCGTATCACTCAGGATAGTGATGATGTTAGCCCTATCCTTTTGGATGATGTCAAAGCAATAGATGTCAAGGGTGAAGATGTTAGTATTCTCAGTATTGCTAACTGATACCGGCACAATGAAAACGATAGGATACTTCTCATCCTTAGTAGCGAAGTTAGTCATCTGTTCCTTGAAGTCAGACCCCACCTTCTTGACCTGAAGGTGAGAGTTGTAGAAGGCTATTATCTTATTGATGGTGGACTGTAGGCTTATCATAATTCTGCGTTCTTGTTAATTCTGTTTATCTTATTCTGTGTGGATGTCATGGCTGTCTCACTGACCACCGCTGTCACTGTGATGCCTGAGCTCTCAGTGGATGTACCACCTGCTGAGAAG